CGACCTGCCCACCCTTCAATTAATGACTACCTTTTTGACCAAAGGAACAATATGCTTGAATTTCCAGCCACAAATGGCATACAGATTTATGCCAGCGATAATGGCTTTATCTGCTTCAAATCCACAGGTGACCTTTTTTACCAAGAAGAAGAACAAATTGTTTGTTTATCTATTGGGCAGCTTAGGGCTGTAATAAAAAATGCTGATAAGTTAATTGCTGAAGCAGAGCAAAACAAATCAACCTACAGGGGTTCATCAAATGACTGATAGAACTCTTCCCTACTACAAATGGTTTTGGCAAGACTGGCGAGCTAATCGCAAAATTCAAAGAATGTCTTATATTGAAAGAGGTCTTTACAGAGAGCTTCTTGATGAGTGCTGGGTAGAAGGATATATACCTAATGACATAAAAGAACTTGCTGATATATGCGGATGCCCAGAAGATGTTATGGCAGATGCTTGGCAAGTGCTAAATAGTTGCTTTGTATTAACTCAAGACAATACTTTGATTAATGAAAAATTACACTCTTTAAGAACAGAAAAGGATGTTGAAAGGCTTAAAAAAGCCGAAAATGGTAAGAAAGGCGGTCTTGCTAAAGCAATTGGTAAGCAAGTGCCAAGCAATTGCCATATAGAAGAGAAGAGAAAAGAAGAGAAGAAAAGAGAAGATAATGCTACACCTGAAGGTGTATCTACTTCTATTTTTAAAGATTATTTAAAAGTAAGAAAAGCTAAAAAATCTCCTTGGACACCAACAGCTTTAGAAGGTTTGCAAAGAGAAGCTAAGAAGGCAGGTAAAACCCTTGAAGAAGTAATGAGGATCTGTTGTGAAAAGAACTGGGTAGGGTTTAATCCAGAGTGGTTAAAAACAGATATTAAAACTCAAGACAAGCCTACAATCCAATGGCATCAGACTTTAGGTGGTGTTATGGCAAAAGGTAAGGAGCTAGGCATTGAACCAAAAGCAGGTGAAACAGAAGGGCAGTACCGACAAAGACTTATTTCAGCAGGAGCATAGGAAGCAATGCGAGGCTAGATTTGCTCTCAGTATGCCTTTGCAAGCCAGAAGATTGTATCTGGCTAATGTCGAAAGCAAGAGAGGAAAACCAGCTAGACTTGAACTTGAATCGGAGATGATTACACAATGGACAAAGAACAAATCAACCAAAGCATGACAACTATAGACCCTAACAAGGCTGTTAGTTTCATCATTGAAAATGCACCAAAGTATGCCGAGGCTAAAAGCCAAAGGGTTTACCTAGAGAACTTCTTGAAGGTTAAGAAGGCTGACTTAGTTATCAAGTGCAATGAAAGCACAATCACCAGAGCAGAGCATTATGCCTTGGCTCATCCTGACTACTTGGTTATTGTTGAGGGAATCAAGGTAGCTATGCTAGAGGAAGAAAAGCTCAAATACTTCCTAGAGGCTGCAAAGCTAAGAGCTGAGATCTGGCGCACTACAGAGGCATCTAACAGAAATCAGGATAGAGCTACAAGATGAATGGCAATAACTCCTATACTCAGAGAAACTCTGGAAGAAATCTAGGTGAGGAGTTGTTTGAGCAATATTGCGAAAGTAAACAAGTATTTTATAGAAGGCTTGGCTTTGATGAAAAAAAAGATCCTATTCCTAATTTTTATACCATTAGTCCTTTTATTAGGAATCTTCCTGACTATCTCGTATGTAGTAACAAAGGTACAAGACTGGTTAATATCAAAGGTACTGCTAATTTCAAAAAGTCTGAAGTGATGATGATTCCGCAATTTTTGGAGTTATATCTTTTATTAATAATTTTGAAGGTGAAGGTGAAGGTGATGGGCATTGCTTGAGCATTGCTTGTGCATTGCTATTAGCATTGCTTGTAGCATTATTTTCTTGTTTTTTCCACCTAGCATTAGCAGCATCAACAGCTCTTTGGTGATTTTTAACCTTGTTATCCACAGCTTGAGCTAATTCTTGCTCTACTCGCTTATGAATCCAAGACCCACCTTCTATGCTAAAGAATTGCTCTAGCATTGCTCTAGCATTGCTCCAAGCATCAGGAGAAAGCTTAGTAATTTGAGCTAGAACTTGGTCATTATCAGGAAGCCTACCAGACCGCCAATAATCCATTAGCAGTAATAGGTAAGCTCCATGCTGTTCTGTAGTTAGCCTAGATGTATCGGCTAGATAATCCCCTATATAAAGAGGCATCCATATATCAGTTTTTTGCATATAGCTTTCCTTCAAAAGCCTTCACTTATAAGGAACTGGCAGGTGGGTGAAGGAGTCCACTTTTCGGTAGCGAACCTAGCCAGTAATCAGATTAAACCATATTTTTTACAAAATCAATAGCCTCTTGTGGATTATTTATTCTTACTACTGGTGATCCTTGCCAAGTCTTTTGAAACTCTAGCTGCGCAGGTGTGAATGATGCCTTGTCATCTCGCTTGACTTCAATAAGGTAGGTCTGACCATTCATGCCACACAAAAGGTCTGGACAGCCTTTGCCGACTTCGTGCAGGTGGAATACAGACATCCCCATAGCTCTTAGGTGTTCAACTATGGCTTTCTGGTTAATATCAACTCTTTTTGCTCGCATTAGGGAAAGTACCTAGAAAATAGTTTGCATTTGTAAGTTTGGTGTAAGTATTCTAGTCCATTATCTCTATTGCTAAAGTTTAATTGTTTAACTGTTTAGGAGAATCAAAATGCAAGTTCAAGAAATTTACAAACAAGAAGCTAGATACAATCCTAGAATTCGTGCCACAGTTGGTGGTGCTTGGATTGCTGTTTTATCAAATGGTGATGAGTTCCCAGTTTGTCGTGACTATGAAGCTAAGAATGAAGCAGAAGTTCGTGCAATTCTTGATTCTCAAAAATAAGGAGCAGCCATGAAAGTTACTAAGTTAGATATTTTTGGTGCAGCAGTTTTAGGTGCAGTTATCGGTTCAATGTTTGCTTTGTTTATTTAAGGAGAAGATGATGACTTTTGAAGAACTAGTTGATGACTTTATGGCTGATGAATATAACCCATGCAAGGTTAATAACTTCCTAGAAGCTATGGAGCAGACCAGCAAAGAGCAAGGTGAAAGACTACAAGAGCTGCTAGAGAACAGGGACTTTGAGACTTTAGGCAGATGGGTCTGGAATCACACAGTAGAAGTCATGGAAGGTTATGCCAATGATAGGGCTAACTATGAGATGGACTTAAGAACTCAATGGGATGAGAGATGATAACCAAATACCGCAGACTAAGAATGTCAGGATTGTGTAAGTCTACAGCTTTATATTTTTGTTGGCGCAGTTTTGTTAATAAGTTTTTTAGGAGAAATAAATGAGTAAGTATGCAGAATTAAGAAAGATTGATGTCTCAAGCAAGATTGAGAAGAAGAATGGTCTTAGCTATTTGTCATGGGCTTGGGCTTGTGACCAGTTGTTGCAGCAAGATCCTATGGCTACTTGGTCTTATGGTCAGCCAGTATTGTTTGGTGAGACTGTGATGGTGTTCTGCACAGTCAATGCTTTTGGCAAGTCTATGACTGCACAGTTACCTGTGATGGACTATCGCAACAAAGCCATTCCTAACCCAGATGCTTTTGCAGTTAATACAGCTATGCTAAGATGCCTAGCCAAAGCTATCGCATTGCATGGTATCGGTTTGTATATCTATGCTGGTGAAGATTTGCCACAGGATGATCCAGAGCCTGTAGATGTCAATTCACTAGTAGAAGCCATTGGTCTTTGTACCGATATGGAGCAACTAAAGACTGCTTTTGCACAGGCTTACAAAGTAGCAAGCAAAGACAAGCAAGCATTGAAACTAATCAATGATGCCAAAGAATTGAAGAAGAAGGAGTTAGCATGAACCACTTAGACAATATTGATAAACCATATATTCCAGCAGCTAAGACGAATATCTTGGAAACACTCAGAAAACTAGGATGGACACCACCTAGCGAAGATAAAAGATTTATTGAAAAATGGCAGACTTACAAACACTTAGCATGGAGAAACGAGCAATGAAGATGGATGACCAAAAAGACTACTCAGGTATCTGGATCGACCTAATGGCAGAAGTAAAGGTATTGCACCACTACTGTCTAGCAGGTGACTGGACTAGTGCAATCAAGACAGCCAAGAACTGTAGTAAGTATGCAGACGATTTATCCCTTGTTCTTAAAGAGATGTCTGAAGTAAAATGATTACTATAATTCTTGTCCTTTTATTAGGTTTTTTGGCAGGGTTAGCCTTTGTAGGGCTAATCCTTTGGTTAGGAGATAGATGATGGAACAAAGAACAGAAGAATGGTTCGCAGCCAGATTAGGCAAAGTAACTGCTAGTAAAGTATCAGCAGTCTTGGCTAAAAAGGATTCAGCCACTAGATCAGATTACTTGACAGACTTAGTTCTTGAAAGACTTACTGGCAAGCAACAGGAGTTCTACCAGAATGAAGCTATGCAATGGGGAACAGATACAGAGCCTCAAGCGAGAATGGCTTATGAAGCTCAGACATCTACTCTTGTGGATGAGCTGGGGTTTATTGACCATCCTACCATTGCTAATTTTGGTTGCTCTCCTGATGGTGTTATTGGAGAAGATGGGCTTATCGAAATTAAGTGTCCCAATTCAAAGACTCATCTTTCTACTCTATTGAGTGGTAAAGCACCGACAAAGTATATTCCTCAGATGCAAACTCAGATGGCTGTGATGAACCGCCAATGGTGTGATTTTGTATCTTTTGATCCAAGGCTTCCAGAGGATTTGCAGTTGTTTGTTGTCCGAGTAAATCGAGATGATGAATATATTGCAAAGCTCGAAGAAGAAGTAGTAGTTTTTTTAGATGAAGTAAATGAAACAGTAAATAAATTGAAAGGTTTAAAAGATGGCAGTCAAGAAACAACTAAAAGCTAAAGCAGGTACTTACACAAACAAGCAAGGTGAAGAAAAAACTCGCTATGTCAATGTAGGTGTTTTATTGGAAACTGGTAAAGGTGAGATGCTAAAGATTGAATCTTTGCCTGTGCCTTTTGATGGATGGATCTACTTTGCAGACCTAGAGAAGCGAGAAGTAGGTCAGAACCCTTCAGCAGCTCCACTAGCTGATGATGTCCCATTCTAAGGAGAATATTATGAAAAAAGCATTAGTAGCTATTTCAGCATTTTTAGTAGTTGGCACAGCAGTAGCTCAACACGCTAATTGCTGGCAACAATATGTTTGCGGTGGTGGCGGTTGCCAATGGATTACCATCTGTAGATAATTAACAATGGGCAAAAGCGGATGCTGATTTAAAACTAATCCAGTTCTATATTGGCTGGTTGTCAGATGCAGCGAGTAGCCCAGTTTTGAAAGGTTTATATGAGTCAGAGAGAAATGAAACAAAAGCGAATCCAGTATTTATTACTCCGGATGCAAAAAGAACCCATGAACTGTCACCAGATGGCAGACTCAGTTAATCTGAGCATTAAGTCATTCTCTAAATATTTGACAGAGATGCGCTTCAAGAAGATGGTCTATATAGATCACTACACTAGAAGCGAAGCAGGTGCTTATACTGTTTACTACAAGACTGGTAACTTACCAGATGCAGAAAAGCCATTGCCATTCAGCCAGCAAGAATACAACAGACGATACAAGCTCAAGACAAGAGAACCATTGAGAAGAATACCAAAGGTAGTAGTAAGACCAGATTATGCAGCTCATTGGCTTTTTAACCCCATAGCAGAGGTTTAAATGATTAAGGAATGGATTGATAAGATCAGAAAGAGTCTAGTCGGAATGGTTATTATTTTTGTTATTGGCAATAGTGTTGGTGGGCTTGGTGCTTACTACACAATTGCTCAAGACTGCTCAGTTATGGGGATGTTCAGAATAGGAATGACTCCATACAGTTGCAAGAGGTTAGCTCCATGATTATTGATCCTGTAGATTTGGCAGATAGACTGTATGAACTTTTGCAAGCAAGGCTACCTAATGGTGGATATGTTGTAAAAAAACAACACAGAGAGACAGTAATAATGGCAGAGCATTTACTTAGGGAATTATTTGAAAGATGAATATCTTAGAAGAAGCACACTCGATCATCTATGGTGATAGGGAAAAGACCTATGGACACCCAGCAAAGAACCTTCTTAACATTGCTAAGTTGTGGAGCATTTACTTAGACAAAGAAGTGACTGCACAGGATGTCGCAACAATGATGGTTTTATTGAAGATAGCTAGGCTAAAGAATCAGCCAGACCACAGAGATAGCTTGGTGGATTCTGTAGGATACCTAGCTTTGATTGAAAGGATCAAGGAATGAATGAAGAACTAACAAAAGATTTTTGGACTCAGGTCAATGAAATTGAGCAGTTGAGCTGTAAAGTAAATAGTTGTCAGTCTATAATTGCCATCTGCGCAGAAAGAGCTTTAGGTGATGACTCTGGTGCATTGTGGGCTGCCTCAGATATTCTTAACGATATAGAGTCCAAATTGGATGACAGAGTTCACAAATTATTAATGATCTACCGACAACTTCAAGAACCAGTTAAAAAGGCTAAAAAGAAATGAACCTAGAAAAAGACTTTACCCTCTCAGAAGATGAACTAGCAGTAATCAGAGAAGCAATCCGCAAAACAATGGCTGAGTATTTGGCTAACCAGAAATGATTAGATGGTCAGGAACTATACTGTGTTTGATAGGTATAGCCCTGACTAGTCTCAATATATACCCTTTAAACCTCTTATTTGGGCTTGTAGGCAGTTTTCTGTGGACAGTCCAAGGCTACCTATACAGGGACAATGCTTTGCTCTTGGTGGAGCTTGTAGCAGTTATTATTTATTTGGTAGGTCTTGTTAGGGTTTTCCCTTAGACAGTCCAAATCTTTCCTCGGAAAGTAACCTCACCTTTATCTTCATTCCAGACTTGCACTAACTCAGGTGGTAGCAACTTGCCATCTACAAAGGTTAGAACTGCGAATCCACTTCTCCAGTCTTTAGGATTGTCCTCGGTATAGTCAGAGAACTGGTCACCCATTGGGTTAGCTAGGCAGCCTGTCTGAACACCATAGCGAGTTCCCTTGTAGTCTGTGAATGGTTCTACCTTTAACTGGTGAGTATGACCTGTGACAATAGAAGTGCCTGCAAAGGTTGTGTTGTTTGATCCTGCATAGCGACCACCTTTCCATCTGTGTTTAATCACAGTATCTTCATTGATCCAGAATGACCAACAAGGTTGCCATAGCGGAAAATGGTCTTTAAGGGTAAATCCTTGGACTCCTTCATATTGCGGAGCTTGTGCTGCTAAGAAGTTTTCAAAGCGAGCATCATGGTTGCCTAGAGTCCAGATAAGATTAGACTTGTGGACTGAGGCTTCTTCAATAGCAGATAGATGGTCTTGGACTGCTTTTAGTTCTTCAATCACAGAAGGCTTGGAGTCCCATCCGATTCTAGGATGTCGGCTGATAGATGCACCATCAAAGGCATCACCATTGTTGATAATGACTTCTGGCTTGTGGGCTTTAATGAATGTCAGCAATGCTCTAAAAGCTGTGCTGTAGTCCTCTGGATAGAAGTGAGCATCTGAGAATACTACTACTGTGCCATTCTCAATAACTGTGCCTCTGCGGACAGAGTGCCTAGTTTCTTCTAGCTTCTCTGCTAGTTTCTGCTTTGCTACTTCTTTATCAAAATTTATAATTCTTTTGCTAGGGTTATTGGTCGCTAGAGTGATATTGTATTTACCCTCTAAATAATTCCTGCGCCTCATAACATTTCTAGCATCAACACCTAGGGCTTTAGCCATCCCAGTTGGTGATTCTATTTGTTTCCAAAGCTCAATAAACTCTTGATCGCTACAGGTTTGTTGTGGCATTACAATTCCTTGGGGTCAAATCCTAAAGTAATAGCAATCTTATGGGATAACTCATTAAAGTTTGCATCATGCTTATCCCAGTTCTTGCATCCTTTTAGGTATAGCCTCATATGGATAATTTCATGGGCTACAGTTTTTACAACAGTATCCAGATGCCCATTCTTTGCCTCAGAGATCCTGATGACATGGGGTTCTGGCTCGTATTCACCCAAGCAGGTAGGATCTTTGTGGACTTCAAATCCTACTTGTTTAGATGGTGGTAAATTCCACCGATTGAAAGGTGGCAGACAAATTAACATCTCATAGACTGCTTGAACAGTTGGTGGAGTGACTAATTTCATCTGCCTAGTATCCTATAGAATTATTACAATTTCAAGACTCAAACATTTCTTTCTCATGGGTTCTGCGCTTTACTAGCCCTGCCAAGACCTTTCCACCTGCCTTAGTCCATACCAAAAACTGCTCGGCAGCACCTTCATAATCACCCCTATTAACCTTCATTCTTAGGGTTGAGTTCTGCAAATTACCTAGTCCGACATTGAATGAAAAGGACACCAAGGCATCAAACTGCCCTTGGGTTAATGGGACTTTAATTAATCTCAAAACACCTTGCTCAAACCTTTCTAGGTCTTTTCGCAGGATTTCATCTATTTCCTCGGCAGTTAGAACCCTATCCCAACTTGCAGGTATAGGTAATTGTTTTCTATTAGCCATTGGAACTTTAGCATGGGATGGATCAATGACATGACCGACTCCTACAGTCCACAGCAAGGCAGGGCATTGATAAGGGCGGCTGCGGACACCCTCATCTTGCTTAATCTGATTAATGCACTTCTGGCTTACTTTCACTTCTTCTTGTCCCAATTTCTAGAACCGAACCAGAAACCGATAATACCACCAAGCATAGCCATTTCGTCAGATGAGAAAATCATCTCGCTGATAATCTCAAGGTCATTAACCCCTGTAATTAGGTTAGGCATAGTGAACAGTTTGTAGCATAGCCAGAAGTTAATAGCCACTAACTCTAATACAAACAAGTAAGTAACTGTAGGGCGAACTGTACCGACATAGTTCACTACCCAAGTTGATGCTCTTTCCATAACCTTCTTGTCATGGTCTAGCGCAGCATTTTGCATCTGTGCAGCAGTCTGCATTTCTACCTGATCTGTGCGGATTTCTTCTACCTTTTGCTGTGCAATGAAGCCTCGCTCCATCATCTGAAGCTCTCGCTCTGTCTGCATCTTGGCTAGTTCTAGCTCATGGGCTTTGTCAGACTTGTCTTGAAAGAAGCCTAATAGACTCGGTAGACCTGATACCAATAGACCACCAATGGTTGAAATTAATGACAGCATATTTACTCCTAGTTATTTGACAATGGGTTATCTAAGGCTCGCTTAATCTTGTTATCTGTTTCTTTGCGCATTTCTCTAAGGTCTTTATCTACTTCTCTAGATAACTGCTTGCCATCTCTCTCAACTTGCTCAACTACCTTCTCAAGTCTGCGGACATCATTCTTAATATCATTCTTGATGTCTCTGGTGTAATCATTCACTTTATTAGTGTTTTCTTCTACCATAGCTAGTCGCTTATCAAACTCAGTTAAGTCTGGAGATTCATAGTTCTCAATCTTCTTTTGCATAGACTGATAGCCTTTA